GCATTCGCAAATCAATGCGGGAGCCGCTGTCGTCGAAGATGGTTTTGGAGTTGGCCTTAATTCGGAGACCGGTGATCTGGGCTTTTGTGAACGTGCCGCCGAGCTGGAGGATCATGCGGTCAATGGTCAGCCCCAGCAGGTTGGACATGTTTAGCGTGGCAGTGTTGTTGCTCACAACGTTTTGAAACGGAAGCAGGCGACGCAGCATGGCGGGTCCTAAAGGTGGAAAACGTTAGCCAGCAATAATCCGGTCACAGGTCCTTGAGCAACGGCACGTTAAACCTGACGGCGGCGGGGCGCACGATTAGCGTGGTAACGGCGGCGAAAGCGAGGAACATGGCATACGCTTTGACGTAGTGCTTCATTGTTGGATTCTCCAGGTAGTTCGAGGGGTCGGCTGAGGTGGCGCGACTGCCCGGAAACTGCCGCACCTGGTGCGCGGTTGTCGAATGCCTAGCTAGCGTGGAGGCGCAACAGTGTACCGGCGCAGGCGGCCGGTGTGCAGGTCTTTTTCGACCCATTCAAGGGCCTGCAACTGGGCTAGCTGGTCGGCCGGCACGTCGAGCAGGTCAGCCATGTAGCGGCGCGAGGCGGCGGAGTTAAGGCGCCCGCACCGCACGGTCGTCGCGTTGTCGAGCGCGGTTTTGTCGACCAGGGCGGGGCGTTGAGTTGTGCCGATGACGGAGAGCGCGCGGTGTCGGCCCTGGGTAATTACGCGCAGCCAGCCAGGCGGAGATCCACTTGGCCGGGTGACGCCAGAAAGTTCTTCGGCCAGCAAAGTGCAGCGCCCGGCTTGGAAGGCGAGTTGGCACCAAAGGTCGAACTGGCGCCAAGCGAGCTTCGGGTCGGGCGAGGGCACGAACACGAGCGAAAGGCCGCCGCGGGTGTCGGCGAGGCGCACCTGTTCGACAGCAGCGGCGATGGTTGGCACCGAACTGGCGAGCTGTTCGTATTCGGCTTGAGGGTCCCATATCAGCAGGCGCTTGGGTCGGCGCTTAGCGAGCTGCGCTTTCACCTGCAGGGACTTTCCCGAGCCGGTGGCGCCGACGATGATCAAGATATCGGCGCGTTGCGCCGTGCTCACGGCGTGGGCGCGGGTGCGGGTGGTGGCGCGGGGTCAGGTTGCACGGGTTTGGCGTCGGCCGCCGCGCGTGCTTCAAGATCGTCTTTCATGGCGCGCACTGTGGCGACGGCGACTGGCACGCACACAAAAGCGGCCATGATTTCCTCTCTCCACGCACCAAACAGCTCGCCGACGGACCATCCGTGCTTGACGAACACTGGCGCCAGGGCGTCGGAAACGCGGCCCACTGTGGGATCGTCGTACACGTTGGCGACGGAGGGAAACATGGGCCGCACCAGCTCGCGGAAGGTGGCAAGCAGGCCTGCCAGGTCGGCGCGCGGGTCCGATGCCGGCTCAGCCTCGGGCTTGGGCTGCGGTTGTTCCGGGCCGCCGGCTTGCGCAGCGGCGGCGGCGTCCAGCTCGGCCGCTTGGGCGGCGAGCGCGTCGAGGTTGTCGGGCATCGGCTTAGTCTCCAAGAAGCACGTCAAGCGCGCCGCGGCTGCGCGGCTTAATGTCCGGCGCCAGTGCGGGCTTGGGTTCCGGCGTCGGGGCAGGCGTCGGATCCGGCTTGGGCGGCGCCTTGTCGGCTAGGGCGTGCAGCGCGTTCGCGCCGCGGCGGGAGCGGACTTGGATCATGCAGGCGCACTCGTCGCAGTGCAGGTACGGGTACCGGCCTTGCACGCCTTTGAGCAATTCGGCATCTCCCGCGGCGCACAGAGGGCACGGCACGCGGGCGATCAGGTTGGGCCGGTCGGGGAGCGCAAGGTCTTTAGACATGCAAGCACCTGGTCGAGGTCGTGGCGAAGGTCGTTCACGGCGCGCACCAGCTCTCCGTTAAGCGATAGCGCGGCGAGCGTAATGGCATGCACTTGCGTAATCCGGGCAGGTAGCGGCAGGCTTTCGGCCGTCGCTATGCGCGCGGTCAGCTCGGCAAGGCGCAGCTCAAGCGGGTTCGCCTCAGGCCGTGCCATGGTTAAGCACCGATAGACCATCCATTACGGAACGGCTCACGACATCACCACGGGCGCGCGGCGGTCGTCGTCGCAGGTCATTGAGCAGCTCGTCGAGCACCGCCTGGTTATCGTCCAGTGTGTCGCCGGTGAGCTGCGAAGCCGCGAAGGCGAGAAACTCGGCCACGGCCTCGCGCGAAAGGATCAGCGCCCACTCGGCCGGCAACAGGTTGGCGGCGTGGTAGCGCTCTGGCATTGGGTCTGCCCTGCCCAGTAGCTCCTCGTCGCTAGCGTCGCGGATGCCGAGGGCAGTCTTGAGGCCGGGCGACCAGCTCAACGCGCGGCGCCCCTCAAGGGCGGCGGCGTACTCGCGGAACAGCGCGCCGGCCTGGTCGTCGCCCGCCTGGGCGAACAGCAGGAGCTGAAAGGGCGTGACGTGCAAGTCCTCGGTCCAGTGACTGCGCTTCACGCCCACCTTCGCATAGGAGCGCGCCAGCTCCGCCGTGATGCCCCAGGCCTCATCCTTGCCGAACTTGGCCACGTACTCGGCCGCGCGGTCCCCTCCCCTCAGGTCAAGGCCGTGGCGCCAGTGGTTGCGGATCGCGGCCAGGCCGCCGGCGCCGAGCACCAGGCGAAAGCCGCGGGTGCGGCGCCGGCCGGTGGCGAGCACGCCGGGCACCAGGCCGGCGCGGATGCACGCCCAGAGCCAGGCGCGCTTCAACGCGCGCACCGCGGCCTTGTCGTCGAGAAGGCCGGCCCTGGCCAGCACCAGGTCGTGGGTGTGCGGGTGCCAGCCGTTGCGGCCGTGGGTCACTTCGAGGCCGCGGATGCTGCCGGCGCGGCCGTAGCGCTCCCAGGTGTCGCGGTAGGCCCTGGACGCCTTAAACACCTCAAGGGCCCTGGCCTGGCCGGCCAGCAGTCCCGGAAGCGGGTCATCTGCCTGGTGGTGGAACGTCAGGGTCACCAGGTACGCGCCGTGCGCCTGGCGGCCGTCATCCGCCCTGCCCTGCTCCAGCCACCGGACCATGCCGAGCTGCAGCTCCAGGCGCCGGGCCTCGGAAAGCTTCGCGGCGCAGACCGGGCAGGTCCAGACCGAGCCGCAGGTCAGCAGGCCGTGGACGGAGGCGTCCGAGCCGTCGCGCGCTCGGTACACGCGAACATTCGCGGTGCTGTCCGGGACGTGGCGATGGCACCAAACGGTTCGGTGTTGCTCCTCGGGCTTCGCGCCGGCCTGGTTCAAGAGGCGCTGCGCGGTTCGCAGTAGGCCGAATCTCGCGCCGCGGGCCGCCGGCCTGAAGGCCGTTTCCGCATGCCGGCGCCCTGCGCTGTCAGAGGATTTCGCAGAGATACCGAGAGGGCGCGTACCCTGCCGCGAAGGCAATACTGCCCCGGTCTCGTGCATCGGAGGGCTTAGCAAGGCGTAAAGCGGCCGTAAACGACTGTCACGCTACAGGCTGCTCGCAGGGCCGAAGGTTGAAGACGGGCTCCACAATTTCTAACCGGCCGTGCACGCGCACGCGGAGCTGCTCCGCGGAGCCGCCCTCCACTGGGCCCACAACGCGCCCACGAGCACCGCCGTGGGGGCCCGCAAGCACGAAGACCCCTGAGTCGAGCTCGATGCCTGGCGCAAACAGCGCCAAGGGTCTGTCCTGCTCCGCCGCTGGATTGGGCGCCTGCGCCGGAGCCTTCGAGGCAGCGGCGGAGCGGACATACTTGGAATGCGCGGCCTTGGCCTGCGCGGTAGGCTTTGGGCGGGTGTTGGTGGCAGGCATCGGGCGGCCTTTTGGTTACGGGAATAACAAAGCGCCGAGCAGCGCCACGGCGACGGGCAAGAGGAGGAGCGCTCGCACGTACAACCGCCTGCGGGCGCGTTGGCGCTCGGCGAGGAACAGGGGACGGGCAAGGGGGAGCGGCTGTTGGCGCTCGCCCACCAGCAGGCGGTGGGCGGCGACGGCGTGGCGGAGGCGGTCGGTCATGCCACGTCGTCCATGTAGTAATCCAGGCCGCGGTAAGCGGCGGCCTCCGCCAGCACGCGCTCGATGCGATCGGCGGCGGCGGTGAACTCCTCGGCGCGGCTGGTCAGCTCGGCCGCCTGGGCGCGCATATCGGCCGCCGTGGTGCGCAGCCACTCAACGCGGGACTGCTGGAGGTCGGGGGTCATGCCGCCACCCCCCCCCGCTCGGAGTAGTGCTGGGCCAGGTCATTGGCCAAGAACACGGCGCAGCACAACGCCCCTTCTCGGCTACCCATGCCGTCCTCCGCGCCGTAGAAAAAGCGATACAGCAAGTCTCCGTTGTAGTCGCAGCGCCAGACAGCATGTCCGGAGGCCTCCTGCGTGACGGCGACCTGCATGGGAGTCTCGCCGTCAGCGGATTCAGACGCTGGGACGACGGTCTTGCAAAAAATGATGGCGACCCGATTCATGCCGCCGCCCTCCCCAGCTGGGCCGCCACTGTCTCCACGGCCTCAAACGCGTCGCGGTTGGCCTCAAGCTCGTGCTCAAGCAAAGCGCGTTCGATGTCACCCCACAGCGCATTAAACGTGGGCAGAAAAAGCGGTCGGACGAGCCCCTTGAGGCGGCCCGTGGCAATGCGGGCATTAACCGAACGACGTAGCTGCTCCAGCTGGCGCAGCTCCTGGCGCAGCGCGTCGAGCGTCTCAACTTGCTGTGTGGACAGTTTCACGGGTGACCCTTTCACCTGGTGACCTGCGCGTCCGGTAGGGCGTCCCGGTGATCGGGTCCACCAGGTGGCCGGGTCGGGCGCGCAGGGAGCCCCGGCCGGGACGTGGGGCGGAGACTACGCCAACGTAGTTGGCGTACGCAAGGCCCGTTGGCGCGTTCAACGGGGGGAGACTACGCGCGTAGACTGCGGGCCTAGCTAGGAGGGGTCGGGCATGAACACAGTGGATTTTTTGGACCTGGTGAAGCGGCGGCACAACGTGCCGAGCGACTACGCGCTTGCGAAGCTGCTGGGGGTGCGGCACCAGACGGTTTCAATGTACCGGACGGCGGACAGCACGCTAGGAGACCAGACGGCGCTGCGGGTGGCCGAGCTGCTGGAGCTGCGGCCGGAATACGTGCTGGCGTGCGTGGCGGCGGAGCGGGCGCAGGTGCCTGGGGTGCGGTCAGCCTGGCTGCGGGCCGCTCAAACGCTGGCGGCAGGTGTGGCGGTGGCGGCCGTGGGGGTGGCGGGGCTGGTGGAGCGGGGGACAGTGCTTATTATGTCCAATCGTGCCCGGCGTTGCGGCGGAGCATTGCGGTCCTTGCCGCTGCTACCGCCACTCCAACAGCTGCTGTCGCGGCGCTGGCCGAATTGACGTTGTAGGCGTGTCGGCACGTCCGTTGCTTACCGGCGACACGATGGCACGTGGGATTGAACTTGCAGGCGCCTGGGCTGGCTGGCGCATCGGACGGGATGGACTGCTGTACGCGCCAGCCTGGCGCCGCGGCTTGGATCCCGGCGAGATTCTGGCGCTACCGACCCTGCACGCGCTGGAGTCGCATCGGCGCCGCCATGTGGCGGAGCTTGAGGCCCGAATTGAAGAGCTGGAGGGGCTGCACGCGGCTGCGGAGGAAGCGGCGCGCCGCTACCGGCGCCAAGTGCAGCTTGAAGCCCGGCTTGGGCTGATGCTAGAGCGCCTAGCCTAGTCTGCGCCGACCACAAAGAACGAGACGGCGGTCTCGGCGGGGGCCGCGGCGGCCAGGTGGATTGTGAATGATCCGGCCGCCGGCACAACGCGCTGCACTGACACTGCGGCGCCGTTGCAGACCATGGCCATGATGTTAGAAGCGGCGGTCACAAGCGAATTTGTCACCACCACAGACAAGTTTCCGGTGGCGATATTGACGCGCCCGGAGGGCTTGTTGATCGTGACCGCGCCTGTGGTGCCCGGAGGGGTGTTTGTGTAGTCAAGAAAAAGCCCCGCCCAGCCAGCTCCGTTGTTGCCCAGGCGGCCGACACCATTGGTTTCGGGGCGCAGTGCTGTGCCTCGGTAGCGCGTGAGGCCGTCGGTACCGAAATCAAGTTCGTTGCGGGTAAAGCCGCCACCAGGCCCCATTCCGACAATCACGCCGCCGCGTCCAGCCGGCAACGTGATTTTTGTTGTCGCGCCGATGCGGAACTCCATGCCAAAAACGTGCCACGGGAAACCATCGGTGACAGTGAATCTCAGGTTGCGCCCAACCGCGCCCATAAATACCGACGTGTCGGTGCCGGCGCCCTGAACAAAGATGTCTCGGCCGAGGCACAAGGTGCGGCCGAAGTCGGCTACATCCATTCCCCAACCGACAAGCGTCTGCCCTGCGGCGTTGTTTGCGTCCGTTTCAAGCGTCAGCGACGCGCCGAGCAGGATGCAGGAAGTGTTGCTTCCGTACACATGCGAATCGGTGGCCAAAACGAAGCAGATGTCAAACCCGGTGTTTACGGCACAGTCGGTATCTTGACCCATAAACACGCCTTGCCCAGAGCTAACCAGGTTATGCCCGTTTGAGTACGCCCACGCGCCATCTCCGGAGAGGTGCGCGGCACGCCCTGCCACAAATTGGAGTGGATAGCGCACCCCTGATGGGACAGAGAGCGAAGACCCATTCCGCCCGGAAAGGTAGAAGCATTTGTCTTGGTCGAGCGTCATACTGCGATGGATAAAACCTTGCCCTCCATCATCTCCCAACAGCAAGCAGTCGCCGTTGAGGGCATTTGTGCCGTCGGTGAGCACCACCGCGGGAGCAAGCTTTAAAGCTGCCCCATTTGGAATCCTTGGAAGGGACGTAACCAAATAGGTGCCTGCCGTGCGCAGCACTGAGACGCCACCTCTTGCAAGGCATCGCGCGATTGCCGCGGTGTTTTCAGTTGCGGAGGCGGATGGCGAAGCACCTTCGGCCTCGACCACGTGCCCCAACGGAGTTGAGCCACTGGGCACGGCGGTAGGCTGAAACAACTGCGTCAGACTGCGCGGCATGGTTTATCGATTAGCGACGGCGGCGGGTTTTGCGAAAGCGGCCTTTGCTATCGCGGGGCGGCGTTTTGGTTTTCTTGCGGCGCATTTTCATGGCGAGGACTCCTTTTGGTGGATGAGTCGTTGACGAATTAGCGCGCTTTCAATGCGCGCGACTCGGCGCTCGAGTGAACGTACAGCTCGAGCCAGGCGCTCAACGCGTTGGAGCCTGCGATCGAGCCGCCATAGCAGCGCGGCAGTGGGGACCAGCAGCGCGTTGAGCCAATCCAGTACATCGGAAACGATCAACGGTTAGTAGAGCGCTCGGGCAACAGCACTGCCGCCAGGCCGCCGAGCGCCGCGCCAGTTTGAACGAGTGATTCAGCCAGCCCGGCCGGTACGCCGAAAGCAAGCAAGAGCATGGACATTCCAGCCCAGGTGGAGGGTTCTTTAAGGCGTTGCAGAACAAACATAACCGGTCCTTACCAGCTGTAGGGGTTGATCGATTGTTGTGCGAAGGTGCCGCCTTTGATCTCGGGCACTAGCGTAATGCCTGACCGCGAAGGTTTTGAATTAACCTGTTTTGGGTCCACGGGGGTGACAATTCCGCGTGAGCCAGTGTTCACGGGCGCGGCCGTAATCTGGCGCGCGTCGTTGAGCTGGTCAATCGTCATGCCCTTAGATCGGTTGATCGATTGTTCTGCAAACGTTGGGCCTTTGAGTTCCGGAACGAGCGTAATGCCTGACCGCGACGGTTTCGAAGAAACCTGTTTCGGGTCTATAGGAGTCACGATTCCGCCTGAGCCGGTGTTAACGGGCGCGGCCGTAGCCGAGCGCGCGGCTTCTAGCTGGTCAATGGTAATGCCGCCAGGCGCGATGGGATACGGCAGGCGCGGGGCCTTTTGGAGCGGATGCAAGCCGGCGACGTATTGCAGGTATTCGCCGGCCGGGCAGTAGAGCGAGGCGGCCCAGCCGTCGCCGGCCTTGATGGCGGCGTCACATCGGGCGCGGTCGGTTTCCGGGATCCCCAAAACCTTGCCGGCGCTAGTGACGGTTCCCGAGACCACGCCGTCGACCAGGCCAACAGCGCCTTCGCCCACCGCTTTGCCCAGACCCTTGCCGTAGCGTTGCAGCAACAGCACGCCCACGATGGCGAGGCCGCCGAGCACGAGGCCCAGTTGCACTTGAGGCGGAATCTTCACGGGGATCGGTCCTCAGCAGAAATCGGCGTTGTCTGGCGCTGGCGGACCCAAATCAGCGTGCAAAGCACGAGGAGCATTAGCAGCATGGATTCGGTGTTGCCAGGAGATCGCACGGGTCAGGCCTCGAACATGGCGCGCTCGGCGGCGCGACGCGACACCAAGCCTGCCAGCACGCGGCCACCGGCGCGAGTCCAACGGTCGAACTGCGCGGCGGCTGCGTCGCGGTCGTTATTATTTAGGAGTCGTAGCAACGTCGAGCGCCGGAATGCTCCTGCTCCGATGTTAAACACAAGCGAGACCAGTGCATCGAACTGGTTTTGCTCTAGTGGAACCGAGACTAACGCGTTGACCGCGTTTTCCGCGGCGCGCACGTCGTCCTGCAACAGCTCCTGCGCGCGCGCCAGGGTAATCGAATCAACGATTTCGTCGGAGCGTATACGGTGACCGTATCCAATAGTTAGGAAGCCGGCGCCGTCGTCGTAGGGTTTCAGGCGCAGCCCTTCATGGCGCTTAATTGCGTCGAGGCCAGCAGGCGACAGGGTTAGCGCGGACCGGCTCACGGCAGCCACCGCAGCGTACTCAGCCGCGCGCAGGTCGTCGGCGAGGTCGTCGGCCGGGGCGAAGGCCGCGGAGGAGTCGCGCGCGCGGAGCACGAGGTAGGTGCCGAGCGCTGCGACGAGCGGGATTGCATAGGCCGGGTTCACGGGAGGAATTCGAACACGGCGCACCCGGCAGCCCCGTTGCCGCCGGAAAAGCTGCCGATGCCGCTGCCACCAGCGCCGCCGCAGCCGGGCGCCGGTCCGGCGGGTCCGTTGGTTGCACCGCCGATCGCCACGGGCGGGTTGGAGCCGACCGCGCCGCCGTTGCCACCAGCGCCGCCGCCTATGCCGGTGACACCGGCACCGCCGGACGCTGCGATGAACGGCGCAGAGAAGCCGGACATGACTCCGCCCGCGCCGCCTGGATTGGTGTTGGCACCGCCACCTTGTCCGGCGTTGGCGGTCACAGTGTTTCCGGAGGCAACCGTTGCGGTGGTGGCGGTGCCGGCAGACCCCGCGACTCCAGAGGCGCCGCCAGCGCCACCGGTGCCGATGGTGCCCGTGATAGAGAAGCCCGATTGCACAACGAAGGTGCCCACGCATAAGCCACCAGCGCCGCCACCGGAGCCGGCGGCGGTGTTGACGGAGCCGCCGCCGCCGCCGCCGCCGCCGATGAGCAGCATGCGGCACAAGCGTGCCCACGGGGGCACTACGGCCGTGAAGGCGCCCGCGGTGTAGAAGGACTGGACATTGCCGCCAGTGACGAGGAGCGACGCGCCGGGCATTTCAGGCGAGCACCGAGATAGCCACGGAGTTGCCGGCGGCGGAGGCGATGCCGTACCAGGTGGCGTCCGGCGCGTCGGCCTCGTTCCAGGTCTGGCCTGGGCCGACTTGAATTGACGAGTTAGCCAGCGTCACTCCGGAGCCGCCGAGCGCGACGGGGACCGTGCCGTTGTTGCGGAAGCGAAGCGACTTGCGGCCGGCCCCGGCAGCGATGAGCAGCACGGCGGAGGTTCCGACGACAACGGGGGTTTGGTCGGTGACGGACGAGCCGCCGGCGATGGACAGACCTCTCGGGTTAAATTGCCCGTCGCCGTTGCCGATCAGCAGGACAACGGTTTGCGCGCTGGCGCTGGTAAGGTCGATTCCCTCGAACCCGCCGCGCGGGCGCATGCGCACGCCGGCGGGCAGGCCCACCGCCTTAGCGTCGAGCGGGCCGGGTCCGTCGTCGAGCTGGCCGATGAATGCGATGTCTACCGGCGCGCTCGAGGTCATGATCTCGATTAGCCGGCCGGGAATGTGGAGGCGCTGAGTGCTGGCGCCGGCGAAAACGGCAGTGTAAGTGCGCACGGCATTAACTCCGCAGGTATCGCGCGCCCACGAGCGCTACTGCGACAAGAGCGACGATAGCCACCAGGTAGGAGCGCGGCACGGCGCCGCGGGCCGCCTCCTGCGTGGCGATTTGGGCATCAATGGACGACGAAACGACGTTGCGCGAAAGCCCTACCAGGTCGGCGAGCGTCTTGGTGTTCAAGTCCATGGTCGAGCGCGCGAAGTCGAGTGCATTAGCTACCGCGCCTTGGTCGAGCTGGTTGAGCGTGATTTCTTCGCGGCCTGACGTTGACAGCACTACGGAGCCGCCATCGGCGACGACTCGGCGGTCAACGTTAGTTGTGTTTGTGGTGGTTTCTGATCGGCTTCGGCTTCCGCCAAAAATAGCCATGGGTTACTTCCTTCGCTGCAATACGACCAGCAAAACAAGGCCAGCAGCAACGGCTGCAATCATCATCCACGGGATGACACTGGGAGACTGCGAGGCGCTCGCGCGGCCGGTGGCAACGGACCATCCCGAGTTATCAAACGCGGCGCGACTAGTGGACGTGGCTCTACTTGAGGCCGAACTTGACAGGTTGGGCAGTGGGCCGGCGCCGCCGCCACCTGCACCTATGCCACCGGTGAAACCGCCCACTCCCGCGATAGGAGCCATGGGGTTATTTCCTGAGCACCAGGAGCAAGACCACCAGACCAATCACCGCGGCGCCGCCAATAATGAGCGTGCGGTTTTGTGGCATGGCAATAGGCGTTGCCATGGGCGTTGAAGCGGGCGTCGCGGGTTGCCCGGACCGGAACACCTGACCTGTTTGCTCGTCAGTAAAGTTTTGCGCGTTTTGGTTTACTGAATAGCGTTCGTCGAGTTCGGCGTCGACGACCCTCGACACGCCTTTGCGCAAAATGCCATCCAGAAAATTTCCCCATCCAGTGTCAGTGGCAAGAGAGGCGGGATCGTCGACACCAGCAACGGGATTACGGATCGGCACGAGCGTTCTCCTATGCATGCGGGGCGGCGTAATCGCTTAGGCCGCTCCGCAGTCAGTTTGCGCGAGACGCGCGCGGGTTAGTTGTTGTCCAGTGGGTCAAGCAGCTCGGCCACTACTGTGACGGCACCACTGCCAGAAACGGTCACGTAGTACTCCATGGGCACGTCAGGATTCAGCGGCAGTGCGTCGGACAGGTTACCGGCCGGGATGAAGTCCACAGTGTAAACGTTAGCCTGCGGGGTTCGCTGGAATTCGGTTTGTTGAAAATCGTTAATCGCGTCGGGCAGGTTTTCAAAAATGGGGATGCCGTTTCTTCGAACCTCGGCAGACAGCACTGTTGAGCCGAAAAGGTGCAATCGCTTGATCAGCGTCGGCGTCTTGCGGCCATAGCCAAATTCAAGCGGGAACGTGCCAGCTGCGGCGAAGGACTGGGACAGGTTCAAAACTTTTCCGATAAGCGGCGCGGAGTCTGCCATCCCCTGTGGTTCTGACAGGTCGGCAAAACCCGAAAGCGTTGGCGACGTGGCGGCTCCGATGTCAACTTCCATGGTCAGCTGACGCACGGCGCTGGCCACGGTATCGAAGGATCCGAGCTTTTGGCCAACAATGGTCTTGGCGCGGATTTCCGAAAAATCGATAGACAGAAACGAGGCGTTTGCCGTTATCCCGCGGTACTGCATTCGCAAATCAATGCGGGAGCCGCTGTCGTCGAAGATGGTTTTGGAGTTGGCCTTAATTCGGAGACCGGTGATCTGGGCTTTTGTGAACGTGCCGCCGAGCTGGAGGATCATGCGGTCAATGGT